CGTTGAACTCAAAGAGTTGATCCTTAGCCGCTGCTGATATAGCATCTTCTAAGAAAATGAACAATCTACGAACGTTGATTCGGTCAAATGCCGATGATTTACCAAATCCTGTCTTATCTCCAAAGAGAATTATTCCAGCACCTGGTGAGAGAATGACAGGGTTAACTCTATTAGAGTAGAGAATGTCTCTCTGTTTTTTGCCAGGATTGTAAACAAGTTTCACTGAGTTAAGTATTGCACCTCTTGCAGTACCCGCTGGTGAGAACCAAGGGAACTGTTCGATGTCAGTTCTTGCACAAGTTCCAGCAATGTCACCGTTTAATGGTACATATCTAAATGTATTATTGAAACGGTCAAACATATATTTGTATCCACTATCGAATACACCATATGTTGTTGATGTTATAGGAGCATAGTAACCAACAATGTTTTCAGTCATTGTGTCTATGTTATTCACTGTCACAGCACCCACTGAACTATCATTCAAGAATGCTTGACGATAAGGTGAAACGAATGCAACTGCATCCTTTCTTGCTTCAGCAACTGCAATTATTTTTTCTGCAATTGCCTGAGACTGCTCTTTCGGATGATGAGCAGCACCCATCAAGATAAAGTCAACCTCTATTTCTTCTTTATTTTCAAATAATCCATAACCAGTGATTAAGTCATCAACACCAGATGTTAATGCACCTGAAGTTGTATAGTCTGTTTTATCTCCGTAGTTTGTACCACCACCGAGTGAAGCAGTTACTACACCAGATAATCCAAAGTTTACATCATTTGCATCCTGATCCCATCCACTATCTGCGTCTAAGTTACCGACTGCAGTTGCGGTTCCAGCAGTGAATCCACTTGTTGTGATTCCAGCAGGAGCACTACCGCCATAGATGTATGCAGAATTAGTTGCAAGATACTTTCTCCAGTATGCTGTTGAACCTACTGAATATTCAGCGTCTTTTGCCTTTGATAAGTTTAGATGTTTTTCAAGGATTGTACCAGCATTACCAGTAATTGTTCCTTTGTCGTCTATGACAACAACGTGAAGTTCATCGAATCTACCACCTCTTGCAGCAGCATAAGATGAAGTACCAGGTGCATCTGCTACCTGATCCCATTCTAAACTAATAGGATTACCGTTTGCATCAGTTTGTGTTAAAACAATATTTTGTTGTTCAAACCAATCAACCGCTGCTGTTACAGATTGTGCTGTAGTAGGTGCAATATTTTGACCTGCTGGAGTTACTGAAACTGTACCAGTTCCAAAGTTGTAAACTCCACCATTCTGATAATTGACATTTGTTACTGTTCCAGCGGTTGAAACGTGAGCAAGAACTTTAACATCAGCAGTAGTTCCTGTAAATCCAGTAACAACACCTTTAATGTAACCATCAAGAACACTTGTTCCACCAGCACCTGCAACTATTCTACCAGCAGCAGATTGTGTTATACCTAATCCAACTGTGCTAATACCAGATACTGTTAATACTTGGTCTGCTTTTGCGTCTATGATTGCAACTCTTAAACCGTTTGCGTATGTACCAGGTGTTTTAGATGCAACTGTAACACCAGTTATTGTATTATCATCATAACCTAATTGATTATAATGTGTGTCACTCTTAATTCTTATAGAAGAAGCAGTTCCTACAAAAGCATTTTTAAGACCAACTCCAGTTTGCGTGTTGAAATCATCAGCACGGATAACTTGAAGCACACCACCATATGCGAGGAAAGATGATGCTACCATCCAGTATTCGTAGTGATTATCTACTGAATATGGTTGTCCAAAAGTTTGTAATAGATCCTCCTCACTCTCAATGAGTTGTGCGTCCTCCACAGGACCTTTCGTAAATGGAGCAACTAACGCACCAATAGAACCGCTTGTAGCGTCTACTCTACCGATGGTGAGGTCAACTTCTCTTACTACTATACCAGGAGAGGCTAAATTTAAAGCCATATTGTATTCTCCAATCTCAGGATATTTTTTCTGGAATTATTTATTAAAAACACCTTTTTCATCGGGGAAACGGTGCATGAACTACCAATCAGGGTATTCCCATCTTTTTATTTCGACTCTTTTCTTACTTTTCACTCTTTGAATAGTACAAGTTTTACACTCGTAAGAATACGAGGACTGTATACTCTTATTCTTTCTTATTAAATAAAATCCATCTATTAAATCTTTAGTTTTACCACAAACACGACACTTACGTTCTGTCAGAACAAAATGATCAACCTCAAGTTGTTCATCAAAATCCATCATAGAACTTGAATTACACCATTACAATCTGGAATATCTTGTAATATCTTAGTTTCTATACCTTGCTTCAGAGTCATCGCACTCATTGCACAACTCGTACAAGCACCACCTAATCTTACTTTTACAAACTTTGTCTCTTCTTCTATTTCTACAAACTCCACAAATCCACCATCTGCTTCAATATAAGGAGCAATATCAGATAATGATTTGATTACATTACTTTCAGTTAATTCCATTACATATAATCCCACATATAAGAACGGTCTCCGTATTCATCTACTTTCCATAAGTCTCCGTCATTATCAACGAATGAATCATCCTCTAAACCATCAGACATAAATCCAAAAGGTGCCATATCTTGTTCGATTTGATTCTTTTGCTCTTCGTATATTCTTTTTCTAACATCATTATCAGTCATTTCTTTGAAATAATCTTGTGCAACTAACCAAGCAAATATAACCAAACACATTGCTAAGTCGTCATTACATCCTTCCTCTGCTTCAAAAGAATTATGTTTTTGTGAAAAAGTAGTTAATTCAGATATTATATCATAGTCTATAATAAGTATTTTGTCATCTTCCAGTAAAGTTTTTAGATTTGAACATCCTAATTTTTTAACTGCTGCTGTGGTTCTTACACCTAACTGAGATCTTTTACCACTAAAACCAGCACCTACAACCTGACCTGCACGACCTCTTTGAGAACACATCAATAAATTATCATACTCTAAGTCATAGTTTAGAATAGATGCAACTTGATCTCCAATATCATTTACCTCACATAATATGAATGCTTTATTATATGCTTTTCCCAAATCATCTATAATACTTGGAAACAACATTGGTTTGATTTCGTTGTTTCGATATTTTGCTACTGCCTTGTATGGAAAGTTTGTAATATCAAAAACTATAAAAGCAGAATAATCATTACCTAATCCACGAGCAACGTCAACTGTAATTAGATAATTATGATCTTTTATGGGAACTTCATATACATCTAATCCAGCATTTTTTTGTATTGGATTTTCATATACTAAATTTTTTAATTTAGATGGATTGATTAGTGTATTGACAGATCCTAAAAACTCACATTCAAACTCAACCTTAAACTGTTGTTCAGATGTGTTTGCAATTGTTTGTTCTTTCCATGCTTCATCACGACCTGGTACCTCAGACCAGTGAACATCAGTGGGTTTATATTCATTCTTACCTCTCTCTGCATCGTGCCACATTCGATAGAAATGATTCATACCTCGTGGTGTAGATACAATTATAACTTTTGTCTTTTGACCAGATGAAATTGTAGGATATACAGATGCAAAGAAATCATCTGCAATATGATTTGGGATAAACGCAAACTCGTCAAGGAATATTACGTTATATGATCCACCCCGAACAGCAGATGATGATGTAGAGTTAGCAGATATTTTTGAACCGTTTTCTATTTCTAAAGAACCTTTATTCCAAGATATGATACCTTGTTGCATCCATCTTGGTAAATTTTCATATGCGAGTTGTAATCTACCTAATAGATCACGGGCAGTAGAAGCTTTGTTTGCAAGTATAGCAATATTAACATTATCATTAAAAATCGCATAATGTAATAAGTATGATACAACCGTTGTCGATTTACCTGTCTGCCGAGGCATCTTACATATGTTGAAACGGTTCTCATGGAAATTTTGAATTAATTTTTTTTGAAAAGGATATTGCTTAAAAGGAACTAAACCCTCATCAAGAGATACGATTTTGATATAATTATTTGCAAAATAAACTGGATCGTCTTTACACTTCAAGAATTCAATTATATTCTCTTGTGTAAATTCAATAGGTGTATTTGCCTTTTTTAAATTAGGATTACCAAGATATACTTCACTCATTATTGATTATGAAATAGTAAATGCCACCTTCACTACTTTACAAGTTGCACCATTTGATGCTGCTTCTAATGTATCTGTATAATCTTTTTCTAAAATTACTGTATCTTTACTATTCACAGTTAAACTACCAATAGTATTTCCACCAGAATCTTTTCTTGTTATTAGTAACGCTGCAGAGTGATTATTGTAAAGTCTCACCACAGTAGCTGAGTTAACATTTGAAGCAGATGATAAATTACCCTCCGCTGCTAAGACTTTTATTAACATAATTCTAAACTTTTATTGATTATTTATGCGTTGATGTTTTGTTCTCTTTAATTTCATCAATCTATACTTTGCAATTTTGGATGAAGGACCAGGAACAACTGGAATTATATCTTTTGCTTTAGCAATTCTCTCTGTTTCAGTTCCAGCATTTCTTAAATCTTTCCATCCTTTTCTAATAGATTTTTTATTCACTACTACATCCATGACCTCACCTTTATCTTTTTTCTTAAAGGGATTTAATACATTCTTTAATTTTTCATTCTCAAATCTAGCACCTCTTTTTGCATATATACCCGATTGTCTCTTTCCTTCTTTAGTACCAGTTGCAAAATATGCATCTACACCTGATCTTGCCTGATTACCTTTTGGTTTCCATCCAGATTTTTTTATCCAATCTAGAGTTGCTGGATTGTTCTTATATTGCTTCATAACATCCATATTCACACCTGATACTGCAGGAGTTACACCTGTCTTTTTATATCTTGCTATATTTTTTGCAGACTGTCCATGAAAACCACGAACCATTGTTCCTCTCTCTACTGCTTTTTGAGCAAAATATGGATCAATTGATCTTTTCGGTGCTTTTTTAAATAATTTTTTACCTATCTTTTTAATACTTTTAAAGGCTATTTTAGCAAGTTTACTTTTACTTTCATCAAGTTCTCTTGCTTCAGTAATGAATTCTTTATAAGTTTTCATTTCTTATTGCGTTTGAATGGTTTTATCTTACTCTTTGCTTTTATTTTCTTCGCAGCGTCTGGAACTACACCTTTACGTAAATTAGTTGTTGTTGGTAAACCTAATCTATTTTTAGGATAAAGTGAATCAATTTTTACATCTGTAGGATTGACTGCATGGTCAGGTGCTTTGTATATCGCACTATGTTGATCACCTGTATTTTTTAATATAGTTCTTGCATTTTCAGCATCTTTTTTATATGTTGGAAATTCTTTTCCCATATCTTTCATATCTTTATCTGAAATTCTAATACGTTCTTTACTACGTCCTCTCATTGACTGTGCTGCACCAGTAACTTTTGCTTGTACATCATCACCTTGTCTAACTCTGGTAGGGTCATAGTTAACATATTTTGGTTTACCAGTTTTATCTTTAAGTTTCATTATATTTACACCCTTTTCGCCAGGCACATTTTTTTGAAACTGTTTTACCATATTTTCATACTCTCTACGAGGTGAAACAAATGGGTTATTAGGATCACTTCTTAGTCCTTTAGTAGTGCGAAGTGCACTTTTCTTTATAGACTTAAAAGTTTGACCTGGATTAAATTTCTTTATCGCCTTTATACCCTGTTTGAGTAAAAATTTTTCGTACTTATTAAGTTCAGTAATAAATTCTTTATAAGTTTTCATCAGCAGTTCCAACGTCTAAGTGCCTTATTGATTCTTGAATCTGGATCTCTTCTTGTCTTTGCAGAAGTAAGTTTCTTCTTCATACCTTTCATTCTTCTACAGAATGATAATCTTCTCTTTGCTGATTTAGAACCTTTCTTTAGTTTTTTAGGATCTTTTGTAACTGCAGTTTGTAATTTAGAACCAGGATTCTCACGACGATATGCCTTGACTGCATCTTTACTTAAACCATCAGTCTTATCTTTTCGATTTACTTTCTGCCAATCTTCACCCAACTCTTCTCTCCAGTCAAAATGATCCTTAAGTGGTTTTTTAGGTTTTGGTTTTATATTAGATAATGTTTCATTTTCATTACCCTTAGTTACACCACCTTGCTGTGAAAATTTTCTTGTCTTCGTACCAGTTTCTTTTTCAATCTGTTTTTGAATCTCTTTACTCATAGGATCATTTTCAATATCTTTCAATTTTTGTTTATCCAATTTTTTCATTAATTTCTTTTGAGCCTTTGTCAAAGGAACATTTTCTACTGGTGGTAAATCATCTGTAAATGTTCCTGTTGGTTTTTGTGATCCAAATTTCTTTTTAACTGAAGATGGTGATCCACCAAAATACTTGTCAAAATTTATTGGTTTTGATACATCAACCTTTACAGGTGTATTTCCCTTGTTAATTTGTCTACCAAGTTGAGATGGATAATTTGCTTGATTCTTGATTGATTGAAGTTGTACTTTCTTACTTAGTGCTTTATCTACAGAATATTTTGAACTTTTCCCACCTTTAGTTATTTTTTTAATTGCTTTGTTAATTAATTTTTTAAGTACTTTTCTTTTTACACCCTCCTCAAGATCTACATTTTCCTTTAATGGTTTTGCTTTGATTATATCAACAGTTTCAATTTCTGTAAACTTAATATCATCAACATTCCAGTCTTGAATAGTTAATTCACTTTCAATCGCAGTCTCTTCCTTTTTTACACTTTTCTTACCGTAAGTCTTACAAGGTGTTTTGCCACAACCACAATTTTTTTCACCTACACCTGCTGCTCTAAGTTCTCTTGCTTGCTTTGTATGCATCGCAACTGCTTTATCTAATTGACCAGGTATTTTGTTTGCAGTCTTACCAGCATCTTTTTTGAACTCATCAGACTTTCTTAATCTTTCTGCCTGACTTTTATGTAATGCAACTGCCTTATCTAACTCTGCAGGTATTTTATTAACAGCAGAACCATAATGACCTTCTTTCATTGCTAACTTAGTAGCTATTGCATATTTTACGTTCTTATCACCATATCTTTTATTCATTTCCCTTGTGCTAATTGCATCAGCAATCTCATCACGTTTTTTGATTTGAGCCTTTGTCATTTTCTTTTCTTCAATTTGCTCAAGTTCACTTCTCCAATCAGAAAACTCTTCTTTTCTTGTTTTTTTCTTTTTCACACAGTTTGGATACCTTTTACCAAACATAGTCTTCATACCTTTTTTTTCATAACCTGGCCAACACTTTTCATCAATAGATTCCCCATCTATCTCATTTGATGCTGCAAGATCCTGATAAGGAGGTGTCTTATACTTCTTCTCCTTTCTTTTATCTAGTTTTTGACCTTTGATAAAATTACCGTAATTACCGTGAATTAATTTTATCTCAGATAGAGTTTTCTTTGCGTAAGTCATTTCTTAAAATTTATCAACAGTTGGTTTTGGTGCAGCAGGTGCACTCGCCTCTACTTTTTTTGCTGCAAGTCTTGCTCTTGCCATTGCCTGTGCTCTTTCTCTACCAGATAACTGTGGGTTATCAGTACGATACTGCTTCATCGCCTCTGGTCCTGCTTTCTTTGCTGCTTGAAATTGTGCATTTTTTGCTTTTAATGCATCAACTCTTTCATTACCTAATCTCTCTCTATTTGCTACCTCAGTTGCACCCATTTTTTGCTGCTGCTGTTGTTCACCACCACTTGGTTGTCCACCACCACTAGTTGTTTTACCAGCCATATTTTGATTACTTTGTGAAACTCTACCTTGTATTGGTTTTGGTTTTAGTGCACTACCTACTTTTTGTGCTGCACTGCCAACTACACTACCTACTTTTTGTGCTGCACTACCAATTGCACTACCTGCTCTTTTAATCGCTCCTAAGAGTTGCTCATCTAATTCATCACTTTCATTTAATGAATCTCTCCAACTGTAATGTCCCATTGTTGGAACCTCATACTCATATTCTACTTCTTCTTTCTTTGAGTTACCCCAGTTTGCAGCACCTACCTTACGACATTTAACTAATGCACCTGACGCATACGCACTTGGCCAAACTGAATATCTTGACTTAACCTTGTAGTAACAAGCATCTTTACTTCCACTTCCCTTTCCTTTTTTATCTTTAACTTCGTTTAATTCTTCTTCGTGTTCATGTGGAATTGTATTTCCATCAGCATCTTTTTGATGATGCTCTTGTAAATCTTCTAATAATGTATCTCCAACATTTACGTCATTCTCAGCAAACCAACCACGATTAACTTCAACTGCATATCTTATTTCACTTTCAGGATATACAGGAATAGAACTCATTGGTTCTAGTTCTTTAATGCTATCAATCGTCCCATCTTCTTTTATAAAAGCAATATCAAGAGGGATAAAAGTATTCTTCATATGGAAAGTCCAATAATCATTACTTTCAAATATGAATAACATACCTCTGTCTTGCTCCAAACTTTCACGGAACATCAGACCACATTTAAACTCACCAGCATTTTGTGGAACTTCAAGTACAAGAGGTAATGAAGTAAATTCAGTTGATTCCTTTTTCATTTTCTTTTTCTTTTTAGATTTTTTATCAGTAGAAACATATGTTGGTTTTGCAGCACCAGTCTTTTCTTGCTGACCAGGATCTGCTGCTCTCTTTCTACGATGTGCTGATTCTCTTTCTTTCTTGCTCATACTATCATACTTAGCACGAGATACGCATTTTGGCACTCCCTCACCTGGTTCATCACTTGCACAGGTTCCACCTGTTTTAACATTTACCCATCCACCTTTACCATCCTTTGATTTAGAACCTTTAAACCAAGAACGTAGTGTTCCTTCTTTTACATTATCTTTGTCAGTCATATAATCTGCTGCAGTATCAAGATAATCTGCTGCTTTTGTAATTTTAGACTGAACCCACGCTTTTGCTTCACCCTCACCTTTACCAACTTTTTTCTTAAGTTTTTTAGCGTTGACCATTATATTATCGGTCTGACGACGAATCATTTCATATTCGTGATCACCCTTCTTTTCTTCATTCATCGCTTTTGTCTTCTTTTTCATTGAGTTGATAAACTTTCTATAAACTGCTGCTTCAGCGGTTTTACCCATCACTCTTGCTCTTTGCTCCATAGCAATCGCTGCTTGGATTTTATGAGCATGTGATCTACTTGATTTCCTAATTTTTGCCACACTCGCTTTCGCAGTTGCGACATCCTTAAAACCAAGTCCATGAATAGTTCCTTTAGGATCTTCAT